CGTTGGCATCGTAAAGAATCGGCTCGACCTGCGTATCAGTATCCCATTCAATGTCGATCGGCTCGGCAGCCGGATTGACCGCCCGGGGCCGCTCGGTCGAATACGTGAGCATCACGTACCAGATCATTTTCCCTTTGGAATCTGCCCGAGTGCTTTTATCGACCAAAAAAGCGGCCGTGTCGCTTGGATGTTGCGTTCCAATTGGCGCGAACGCCCCTTCGACCTCGTAGCTCGTGTCGTAGGGGCTGTCGGTGATAACTCGATATTCCTGGGAATGCGTTCGGACGCCGCCGGACCCTTTGGCGTTGGCCTTCGCCGACCGACCGGGTCCGATTGCCGCGATGCTGACGATGGACATACTACCCCTCCCAACCGGCGTCGTTTGCAAAAGCATCGATTTGCGCTTGGCCGCCGTTGCCGCCGTGGCGGAAGATATTCACAAGTTCGGCCGTGTTCTCTGAAGTCGCGCGGGCGTATTCGTCCTTGTCCGGCGTCTGGCCGGTCAGGCGGAGAATTTCCGTGTAAGCCGACTCCGTTCCAAATTCCGCCACCTTCGGCAGTTCGGACTGCTCAGACTTTTCTTTTTTCGGTTTGATGTCCTTGTAGTATTGCTCTGCGGCCGAATCGCGGGCGCGCTCGAACGTCTCGCTCGTAATCGCCTTTTCGTTCAACAGTTTTTGAAACTCGGCAATTTTCGAGTTGTATTTTTCGAGCGGCGATGCTAATGAATCGGTCAGTTTTTTCGCGGCGGCGGCGGTCTTTTCCTGCTCTTTTTGATTTTTCTGATTCAACTCCAGTTCGTCGTATCGGGCCAAAAGCCGTTTTTTATCCTCTTCGCCGATTTTGGCGGCGGCGATATGCTCCCGTTCGCGGGCCTCGGCCGACTGATGTTTCAACTCGATTTCCTTAGTGAGATTTTCGACGGTTTCCTGGGCGATTTGTTTGCGGCGTGTTTCGGCGAGTTTCTCATATTCATCCCGCTTGGTGTTGCTTGTAATGTCCCATTCTTTTATCCCAAATTCATCCTCGGCGCCTTTTCCTCGTTTTGCCTCAAAATCATGGACTTGCTTTCTCAAGTCATCCACGATTCGCTGATCGTTTTTACCTATCTGCTCTTCCGCTTTTTCCGCTTGCTCGCGTTTTTGTTCCTTTTTTATGTCTTTGACGGTTTGCAGTTGGTCTTGCAAATAACTATTCAGCATTTTCTGACTGTGTGCAATATCCTCAACGCTGGCGTGTGCTTTTTCTTCTTCTTTAATTTGATCTTTGTATAATTTTATGGTTTCTTGCGTCTGTTGTTTTTCACGGTTAAGAAAATCCAAATAATCATTTCCCGTTGAATTTTGAACTCTACTGATTGCCTCTTCCAGTTCCGATGTTTTTCCAGCGAGTTTTTCAATTTCTTCGCGCGATTCGGCCGCCGATGTGCCAAAATAAATCAACGCCCCCGCCGCCGCCGTAATGCCCGCCGCAAGCGCAATCCACCCAACAGGGCCGGCAAAAGCGGCGGCAATAACTTCCTGGGCGGCCAGCCACTGGTAGGCAACTCCTAATCCGTGAACGGTATGTTGCGCCATGCCGATCGCGCCAACCGCGCCGCCCATTTTTTCGACAACTTCGCCGGCTCCGGCGTTCATACCACTCAATGCGCCGCCGGCGTGTTCAATTTCGCGGCCCAAGAAGTTAAAAGACCGATAGGTTCCCGTAGCGTGGCCGCCCAACCGTTCAATCCCTTCGCCCGCTCCGGTGATCGAAACTTGCAGTTTTTGAACCGCCATCGAATAGGTATCGGTCGAAAGCATGCCCTTTTCGAGCATGGAATTAAGAAGTTCGATGTCGTTGCCGTAGGTTTCAATCGCCGTTTTCGGCGATTCAAAAGCCTGGATCGACGTATTGGCAAATCCCTTTGCAGACATTTCGGACTTTACCAAAACCGATCCCCATTTGGAATCGTCCACGCCCAATGTTGCGACCAGATCGCCAATGGAACCCATAGGAAATTCTCAACTATATTTTTCTCGGAGTTTGCCCGCTATCGCTCGCGGGCTGCACACCTGTTGTTTGTCCGAATTATCGTCAATCCTCTTTTGTGGACTTTCAAATTTATCCGGTTCGATTTCTGCTCCGTTCACCGCGCATAACGTCGCAAACCCGATTTTCAAGATTTCGGCGATTCGATCGAGCGGGTCGGGTTCGATCCGCCGAAAAGCCATCCATTCATCAAAATCCCGCGATTCGATTTCCGCCAGCATCCGGTTTACGTCCAACCGGCCGGATGCCGCCGCCAACTGGTAGGCTAATTGTCGGCGGGGGTTCGCTCGGAGTTTTTTTCGAGCGAACCAATTTCGCTCTTCCGAATTCCGAGAAGTACGGCGATTTCGCCGTACAAGTAATCGGCATCGGCCGAATCCCACTTCGCCATCAGCGCGCGTTGTTCGTTCGTGACAAATGCGTTGCCTTCGGCATCCACCAAACAGAGTTGGAAAAGCCGAATATTGGCGGCCGTTTGCCGTGCGATTTTGTCGGAGTCGTTTTTGGCGAGTCCGAACGACACCGCCTCCCATTGGGACTTTTCGTTTTCGGACAGTGACCGGATACGGACGAAATGCCCGTTCACAGGTAAAGGGCCTACCGTCTTGAATCGCCGCTGGACTTCGGGTTGGGCAAATAATTCCGCCGTAGCGATTTTCGGCGGGATTTCATCCTTCTGATTCGTCGTCGTCATATTCATATCCTTCGGGTAACGGTAAATTGTCTTGCGCGTTTTTGTACGTCGCTTTATTGATTACTCCCTCATTGAACAAGCGAACATAGTCAGTTTCTTCGCCCGGAATCCAAGTTCCATCCTCCTGGTACCCTTTCAGCAACTTGGCATCGAACGCTTGAAAGTCGTCGGGATGGATGCCCAAACGGACTTTCTCTTGGGCCTTTTGCGCGGCCGCCATCCGCTCGGGCGTCATGTCGGCCCGATCACAGCATTCATCGTCGGCCGGCTCGGCCATGCCCATGCGCACCAGTTGCCACGCGGCGGGGTGGTCGATAACGGTCCCGGCCGGGACCGTCGGAAGCGTGCCGGTCCGGTTGAAGTGGCATTGCTCATCTTTGTTTTGCGGAGGACGTTGCTCCGTTCGCAATAATTTTGCTTTCACAAAATACCTCAATAAGTTAGGACACCATCGAGAATGTCGGCAACCCGGAAATTTCCATGTCGAACTTACCTTTCAGGCCGTCCTTCAGTCCGATGGTTCCCGAAAAGCTGAATCCCACGGCGTTGTACGACATCGTACTGGCTGGGGAATTTGCGAATACAATAGCGCAGGCAATCGTGGTCGTCGGCGGTGCTTCCACCAGACCGACGTAGGAAACGTGCCCGGCTAGCGCAGGGTCAAAATAAAGTTCGCCGGAAACTTTTCCGCCATCCACGCGCCCGGTATTCATTTTCGGAATTCCCGGGCTGGCGTTGTCAAGCGTGTCGCATTCAACCGTTTCCATTTTGATCGGGCCAAAATCCATCGAAATGATTTGTGCCAATGGTGTCAGCACCGTGGCGATGGTGACTTTAAAAGTTGTTCCTTTGCAGCGAACAACAGCCATGTTTTAACTCCTTTGCTAATGGGCCGCGTCGGCGGCGAGAACTTTGGTAATTTTGCTTCGTATTGCCTCTAGCACTTCGGAGCCAGAGGAACTCACCGCGTTTTCAACCACGCCGGCCAACACCGCCGGCATCTTGCCGGTTCGATGCTCTGACGTTTCCCTTTCATCCGTTCCCATCGTCGGCCAGTGAATATTCGCCGCGGATATGCCGACACCGCGTTGCGATTTATCCGCCGACCGCTTGACGGCCTTTTCTTTTTTTCGCTTGCTTTGTTTGCCCACGCCGAGTCCAAACTTGCCGACGCCGGGCATCCCTTCCTTGAGTAATAGCCGCTTGCCAACTGCAAGCCGGGCAGCGCGCTTCATTGCCGGGCTGGCCGAACTGGAATTGATCGCCTGACGGAGATTTTTCGACAGCACCGTCAACCCGGCGACAACACCAGCTTTCGCCGCTTTTTTCGGCGTGCTATTTTGCAGGCGTTCGAGCTTCGCCAGAAGCGCGTCCAGTCCGTCAAGCACCGATGCCATTAGACGGCCTTCCATAATATGGTGTAATCGCCGATCCGATCGTACCAATGCGCGGTCGAACCCTCGCCTTTCGGCGTGGCGCTGTGCGAAGTCGAGTCGAGGATGATATCCACGTCATTGCTCGCGTAGCTTCCAAGGGCGGCTCGGACCGCTATCCAAAGCGCGAACGAATCGCTATCGGAGTTTCCACGGCACGTAACGGCGACCTTGGAACTTGTCATGCCGGAATAACCCGATAGATCATTGTTTTCGTCGTCGGAATCCACCTCGATCACGATGCACGGGTAGGCGTTGACCCGCTCCCAACTATTCCAAATTTTGGCGGTTTTCGGATCACTTCCGACAAGGGTATTCACGGCCGGCGCCGCTAGCAAAATCCCGCTAAGGAGTTCGTAGAGGTTTATCATGTTGCCTGCGCCTCCGTCGCCATAATTTCCAACTCCTCGTGCATTTCTTCCAGATCGCGCACGTCGGTAAAATTAAAAATCCGATTTTGGTAAACGGCCCGCATTTTTGACGTAATGCCGGGCTGATACCGCATGTTGATTTTGTGGCTCGTCGTATCTTGCTGTTCCTTGGCAATCCATGCTTCCCGGCCGGAAAGCGGAGAAATTTTTGCCCACGCTTGCGTGACGGTGATCGGCGTATCGAGCGTTTCGCCAGCCGCCGTGCGCGTATCGTCGGCCTGTTGGATCGTGATCCGCTTCCGCATTTCGCCGATAGGGGTCCGCTTGAACATTTTCTAAATCAAAAGCACTTGCCGGTTCGATTCGATGGCTTTATCGAACATTTCCTTTTCAGCGGCCGGAATGCCGCCGGGATTCATGTAAGCAAGCAAACAATGGTTCAAGATGCAAAGCTGCAACTGCAACGGTACCGCGCCGTCGGCAAAACCGGCCTGAAATTGGATAGTGACGGAGTTCAATTGGTTTTTGGCGTAGGGCCAAATCTGGTTCGCGTTCGGGGCGACGCGGCCGGCCGCCAAATCCGTCGTATAAAGCGATGGATCAAGCGTTTGTTGGGTCCCCAAATTGGCATCCACGTATGTGATAAAGTCAATTGCGGTGACCGGATAGACCGGCTCGTTAATGGTCTGATTCGGCAAAAAAAAGTTTTGGCCAAGCGTCAGCAGTTGAGGAAAGGGCGCCATGACGGGATAGTATTGGTACCAATTCACCGCCGGAAAGTTGTCAAGAATCAGTTGGAACACGGTTTTCGAGAAAACCATCCGGGCGTGTTGCGCGACGTATTCGACGGCGGCGTCGATCAAAAATTGGACGCGGTCGTCTTCATCGTCGTTATCGACGCGCAACCACCGTTTCGCCCGATCGAGCGGAATGATTGTCGCGTCGGATTGACTTACCACGACAAGGGACACGTTTCACCTTTTTCGCCGAAATTCTTTTTTCGGCGGGGAATCCGCCGAAACATCTTTCACCGTTTTCGCCGGAAGCGAGGAAACAACCGGCGGGGGTCCGACCCTTTGCCACTGGCCCGTGGCGATAAGCACCGTCGCTTCCTCTTCGGCGACCTCCGTTTCGTAGCCTCGAAAGAAAATCCCCTTCGGGCTGGCCAGACAACCTGTAATCAAGACGATGCGCACCATAGTCACCTCGCCG